GTTGAAGCCATCCTTGGCATAGAACTTGCCTTGCGGCTGAACCTGTAACACCCGTTGAGTCCGCTTGACCTTCTTCCCCTCCTTCGTGATTGTGACCGCCCGAACATTCAGGCGACCAACGACACCTACGTACCCGCACAACTTGCTGCTGAGAGCACCCCTCCCTCCTTGGAATGCCGGCATGTAGTGGACCTCGCCGTCTTCCTCATCGACAGTGGACATTACATGGGCGGTGATGCCCCAGTTGATTGGAACGCCACGCATAGCACGCACCCATTTCTGCAGGCGAACCTGGGTGCGCAGATACTCGGGCTTGTCCGGCACATCTGGGTCACGATGAGGCTTGGCCGCCACTACCTCAGCCAAGTGCTCGTCCATCAGATTCTCCTGATAGAGCGTGCCTGAGTCAAGCCACACCCAACTGTACTCCTTGTATCCACCGTGTCGCAGCATCTGGTATGCATCAGTCAGGTCCTGATGCTGGGTGATGTCAATCACATCCGGAGTGTACCCAAGGTTGCGTGCAGCCTCATGAGCGTCTGGACGGTCTGCGCTGAGGATGAGCGTCCGACCAATCTCACTGCTTGAGGCTGCAAGCGTGGACTTTCCGACACCTGGTTCTCCATAGATGATGCCACGCCACCACTTGGGGCGATGTGACAGAGGCTTGATGCGATCTTCAAACGTCTGTGGCTCACGTCGCCTCCTCACCGTGGTCTTCTTGGCCACAACCATCATCCTACCTCCATGAAGTCAGCAGGGCTCTTGTGGCCAAGGTCCTCTGCATATTCCTTGTACTGGTCCGTGGTGATGTACATCTGGTCCCGATATGCCCTCCAATCTGAGCCGCTCTCATGCAGCTCACACATGTCGAAGAACTGACAATCCCACGTGCAGTCATCCGTGGGGTTCTTGTAGACCGGAAGCTTGCCGGCACGCACAAGCCTGTTCTCGAACGCTTCCGCGCGAATCCTTTTGACGATGACCCTACGGTCGTCCTCATCACGGTACACCGGGATGCGCTCAAACTGCTCTTGAGGTTGACGCTTGCTGACGGTGCCATTCTTGTTCAGCCTCATGCCGTCGGCATTGACTGGACGAATGTCCGGCATTCGCTTTCCCATGAAGTTGTACAGCATCATCTCCAACTCCACATGAGGGCTGAGCTTGCGCACAAGCTTCTGCTTGATAAGCGTGCGGACGTACTCTGGTGCAAACGCCCAATAGGTTCCGGTTTGCTCATCCAGACCCAATGCCTTCTTCTTGCGCTCTGACCCTGTCTTGTGCTCGAAGATGAACGGTGCATTGGTGGGCCGCCAGATGCCAAGAGCATCGAACCGACCGACGTACCAGAACGGTTGGCCACCGACATCCTTCATCAGAATGCGGAACGGCATCTCAGGCGCGATGATCTCAATCTCATCGTCCTTGCCGTACTTCTCATAGTACGCCTCAAGCATGGCCACGCCAAGCTCACCGGCATCACGGCTGGTTCGGTTGTCGTTCTCATCGTACTCATTCATTGTGAACGATCCATGTTCCTCATACAGCCGCGCAAACGTGATGGCTGGACGCACGCCACGCTTGATGCCTGGAAGGTAGAACAACTGCATGCTGTCGTGGACCAGCGTGCCGAAGTCCAGTGCTGGCTTGCTTCTCGGTGACCTCAATCCTTCCACCTGACCCCAGTACCACTTCTGACGGCATCGCTTGAACGATGACCGCTCTGATGTTCGAAGCATTGGCAGCTCAGTCTTCATGGCTGCCTACTTGCCGATACGTAGTGTGGGGTCTGGCCTGTAGGTTCTGTTGTCTTCCTTTGCCCATGGGAGTGGGCAGTGGCCTTCTACTTCTTCCCATCCTTGGAACGTGCACTTCTGCGGCTTCTCGCATGAGATCTTGATGTACGGTTCCAACCACGGATGCACTTCTGTGAGCACAGCCTTGGCCTGCCGCATGACCTCACCAATCTCCCACTGAAACATGTAGCATGCCCTGTACGCATACACGTTCAGAAACTCACGCAGTGGGTACTCCAGGAGGATGTAGGTTTCCGTGCCTTCGGGCAGGATGAACCTGGCGTCCTGGTACGCGATGTCCTCTTTGGCAGCGACCTGATAGGCCAGATGTGCAGCAGCCACTGCACGGAGGAATGCCTCACGAGCAAATCCATTCTCAGCAATGGACTGTGGCATGCGAACGTTTGGTTGGTCACCCATGAACGACGCACGCTGACTCTGCTGATGGAATGCAGCCCGACGGGATCGGACCAGCTGATGAGTGCATGTACGGGATACACCTGAGACACCGAAGACTACGGTCTGGGTCTCAAGTGCAGTCTGAAGGCCACCCTTGAGCATCTCCTCCCACGGCATCTCTTCTGGTGGCGCGTCGGGGTCGATGCCGATGGTGGCACGCACGGCCATGCCGCACGTCTTCTGGAATGCCTCCTCATCGATGCCTTGTACCAACCTCACATCGATGCCGCTGACACCTTCATGGATCTGGCCCTTGGCCAGCGGACTAACGTGGCCGTTGGTGTTCATGCTGTGTTTGTTGAAGGGTTTGTCGCCCAAGTGCTCCACGTGTTCCTGTTTGACAACTTCGTAACTCATCACATTCCACCTTCCGTAGCGGCTGGCCTTGCTGGGGTAGCTAGTCTACCTGCCGGGACGCCTGCCGTAAACCCCATTTTCGGCTCAAGTTATCTTGCAGGTTTCCCGCGATTATCGACCTCCTATGGAAATAAATGAGGTGGGTTGTGAGCTGGGGATGTGCAGCGAGCTTTCGGCGAGGTCAAGACCGTCGGCCGCGCACAATCCCCAGCTCACGCTTACAAGTTGATGTGGAGGAGCAGGGCGGGAGTCGAATCCATTCTCATCCGGTGTGAGGTTGGTCCTCACATGCCAGAACCCTGCCCCTCCACGCTTGTTACTTCTGGAACCAGGTGACCGAATGGATGTGGCAGTAGCTTCCGTCGGGCACCGTGATGCGGAGCGTGCGTGCTGACGTACTCGGAGCGTCAATCATCCACTCCGCGTAGCAGTCATGTCCGATCCATGTCGTGATGTCAGCCGACACGTCGGCCAAGTTGCGGACACCACCGACATCCTTGAGGAACCGATACCGAACATACGCCGGTCCCTCAGCACCGACACCCTTGGTGCACTTCACGTGCAGGTCGGTGCCTTCCTTGATGAACTCACACGAGCCTCGGCTGCCACTGAAGTCAGCACCGTTGCGCGTGATGGGTCCTGCTGCCATGGCGGTCACCGTGCTCAACGAGAGCACAGCCGTCATGATGATGAAGCTGACCTTCTTCATTCCTATTCCTCCTCAGCGAGATTTGAATCAGCCGTGTCCTGCCATGAAGCCTCCGTATGCTGTGACACGTAGCCACACGAAGGGCTCTGTGTCAAACGTGCAGATGCCCGTGAGCGGCACCGGGATGCAGTACCTTGCAGTGCGACGCGCGTACCAGATGGGATACCCAGGAGGCCCACCCCAGTTTGCATCGTAGTTCGTCACCATCGGGTATGCCTTGATGAACTTCCAGCCCGAGCCGCTCTGCACCCAGTGCTCCCACTGGAAGCTATGTGACACGAACTTCCCGCCCGACACACACCAGTCTGCGATGCCTGTCCACTTCCACTTCACATCGCGTGTAACTGGTGCCTCGTAGTTGTACGAGTGGGACTTGCGGTAGCAGGTCTTGCCTGTCGGTGCTGGGGTGCTCGCCTTGGCGGTCTCGACGTCGCTCGGCCCGAACAACAGGCCCGCCACCAGCATGAGACCGATGAGCCCCACGACCACTCGTGCAGTCCGCCGAACCTTGGTGCGTGATTCTCTAGATACCATCTTCGTCTCCTTAGTCTTCGGCGTGTGCCTTGCCACGCCATGTGTTGCAGAAGTCGATGGCCATGTCAGTGTCTTCGAACGAAGCGATGTAGTTCAGGTCGGTGTAGTGCTTGCCGCCTGCACCGTTCTCCTTCGACGTGACCTTGTACACTTTGGCGTCACCGCCATCTGTGTCGATCGCATACTCCGGCAGATCCATACTCTCACCTCCTCTCGAGCGAGAGAGAGCGTAGTACCCCTACTTTCTAACGCCCTCTAAGTAGTCGCTTCTCTCCTACTTCTC